TTGCTGTTCCTTTTATACTTTTTATATTGATTTTTTCCCCGGCAAACATGTTGATATCCTTGTCAGCATGCAAATTAATAGTGCCTTCGGTTCGCAAATTAATTGAGTTGGTACTAAACACATCCAGTGTGCCTTCTTGTCCTAGTTCTACCCAGGATTGGCCGTTGGCATGACAAATATAAAAAGCATTGCCATCATCGCTCATGGTGATCTGATGTCCCTTGGCAGTACGAATACGAATCAAATTATCGCTGCCATCTAAGGCACCATCATCCATGACCAAGGTATGGCCGCCGCGCCGACCAATCACAGTGGCGGCCCCGGCAGGTGCGCCTGTACTGGTTACTTGTTTAGTAATGGCAGCATCCGAGGCGCCGCCGGCATAGATAGCACGGCCGGGTGTGGCAATTCCATAACATGCGCTAGGGCTTTCTCTCTGAGCAGTACTACCAATGCTTCCGCGAATTGGATCGTTGTTTAGGCCTTGTTGAAACAACACTGCGGCCGCATAAGCATGTATTGGTTTTGGTTGATCAAAGAATTTAGGATTTTCACTTATCTTGGTATTTTCTGGAGGATTGTTAACTTCGGTCACTGGCAATAGTTTGCTCTGAGCAAAATAAGTTTCTTGGTTGGCATTGGCTTTTACATATTTGTCCGAGGCACCAATAGCCGGAACCATGCGATTAAGCCCTTGATCTGGTATACACCCTAGATAATATCCTAGATCTGGATCTCCACCAACAAAAAAGCACAAGACACTGACGCCCAAGTCTGGCGGGGTAAACCACATACCGTAAGAACTCTGGTTACCAGGATATGTTCCGGTGCCACTGGTTCCACTGGAATTGCTTCTGGGGGTTGATCCATAAAATGGTGGACAATAGCTAACGGTGCGCCAACTATCTTTGTTTGCTTGTTCCCCTCCAAATTGTTCAATAAAAACTTGTAACCGGCCAGCGCGACTAGGATCAATGTTGTTCATCACAACACCAACAAATGGGCCCATCTCGGTCGGGATGCCACCTTTATCAAATTTAAAATTGGCCGGGCGACCAGTGCTTTTTTGTATATTTTCTGACATTACGCTTCTCTGTTTAAAATTTGGGGTGGAGTAGTATTAATTCCGTTATTGGGCCCTAACACCTTGGGTGTATTATATAGTGGTAATGCTCCAGGTGCAGCAACAACTACCGATCCATCCGAGGTTGGCGGTTGTATTAATTGTGCTGGTAATGGTTGTGTATCTGATACCGGAGTTTCCTGATCATTAGTGTACGGAGTTGGGCTAGTCGTATAAGACTGGCGTCCAGGATATTCGGCTGTTCTTAATGCAGATCTTATTCCACGTGTCATATGTTATGCTCCGACCTGGAAAGGGCTAGTAGACTCACCGGTAAAATTTCCTATTTCATCCACACCAGCCACGGCTGGCGGCGTATATGGGAGTGTAGCGGCTGTAGTAGCTTGATTTGGTGTACCTGGCGCAGCGGCTGCTGGTGCAGAGGCAGCCATGGCTTGAAGATCTTTGTATGCTTGGGTCAATAACTTGCCTTCGAGCTCTTGTTCAAATTTACCTTTTGAAAAGGTGCTTCTAACTATTTGCGCCACATAAGCATAGGTATTTTGCGGGCCGCTACTGGCTGCCACACCGAGCGCAGCAGTTCCACTGACATTATTAGCACTAACATTCATGATACCTGTGTCAAAGTTATAGTCCGTTGGTTGATTCCACCCAATACTAAATGTAATTTCTGATGCTTCATAGTTAATGGTACCATCAGCATTAAATGGAGCAAAATTAAAATTCTTGGCACTAACTCCGGTAGTGACTTCTCCTTGCTGTAACCAAGCGGGATCTCCTACAATTTTTAGTTTAACCGCAGCTTGGTCACCAGGACTATACAAATAATCTGCAGCATTAGCGGCAACTTCATTGGCTTGCTTGTCGGCTCCCTGACTGCTTTGAGCACTAGCAACCATGACTGTACGGCGAGTGATATTTCTAGGATCCGATGTAGTAGTTTCTTGATTTTTTATCTGGCTGCCACTCAACACCCAACGATATAGATTATTAAATTCTTGACTAAAATCTAATACCTGTGTATTTTGTCCTGTAAACCAATAATTATAAACCTTGTGCAGGCCTCGAAATCGACTGGTAGGAAAATATTCACTTTGCATCTGAGTAATAGCATAGGTACTGATTGTATAGGTCATTCGATAAGCAAAATCGTTGCGAAGACTATCCCAGGCCAATGGAACAGCGGTTACATTGATTTTAAACCATGCCATTTGCCCTGTTTTATTATTGGCATTTGGTACTTGTTTACCTGTGACTTCGTCCGTGGTGTACAAGGCTTGATCGGATATGTAGCTGCTGTTGCGCATGACCTTGTCAATGAACTGTACAATTTGTGTTCCTGCTTGAACTTTTTCAGATCTAGAAGAAGTGTCTACATTGTTTGTTACTGGAGCCAAAGATCTACCGTTGGCATCTTTAGCTTGCATTGATGTTGCACTAAAGTTAGTACTGCCAGGTTTTTTAATCGTGCTGGCAGCCATAGATGCTGGAGCAAATTTTATTTCATATATGTCGGCCACTTTTTGTTTGCCAGCTGTAACTTTTCCTTGTTGATAGGTGTTTAAGGCCTCACATAATCCAGTAAAAGTTGAATTAACTTTAGTAGCTGCTGCGGCTGTGGGTGGTGCATTGCCAGCACTTGTGGGTGGTGCGGCGGCTGCAGCTGGAGTGGCACCAGTTGACGGCACCGCAGTTCCGCTACTGCCAGGTAACAGTCCACCACCGGTTGCACTAGCAGCACGACCACCAAGTGGAACATAAGCCGGAGTGGTTGTAACCCCGGCGGCTTTTTGTGCTGATTCAAATGAGGTTGCCATAATATTACGGTGCCACCACTGCAAACGGACTAGCAGTTTCACCGGTAAAGTTTCCATTGATATCGATACCAGCACTAGCTGTGATGTCATTTACTGAGGTGGCCGGTGCTGGGCCTGGTGCACTGGTAGCTGGTGCCGATGTAGTTGTTCTAGCGCCTGGATCCACTGTAGGATATTGTGTGCCCACTGGTTTACCTACTAGTATGTCTGACACTGTTTCGCCAACAAATTCAAACTGTAGAGGAATACTACCACGGTCCTGACTTAGGGCAGTTTGATACGGTATTGGGTTGCAGGTCACATGATATTCGATTTGTTTGGTAACCAGACGAAATGTTAAATCTCGAATTACAAATGGATAGTATTTTTCAACCACTGATTTGGTACTGCCTTGTCCAGGATACCCAACCAACCCCTGGCTACGTATGGGATTTACTAAATTTCCTTGTTCATCGTAGCCATAAAATCTAATAACCATGCAATACTGTGCCTGGAGGTAGGCTGCGGCTTTGTCAGTAACATTAGCCTGTTTATACAAGGTAGTCACTGCATTATGCAAATTATTAATTAAAGTTATTCCGTTGGGTTCTGTAACAGTAAATTCAAATTTTTGTGCCGAGTGTGATAGACCCGATCCTTTGCCTGGGGTATAACTATCAATTATTAAATTGTCCATGTAGTAGTCTAATTGGAAAAATTGATTGCGCCCAATTTGGCTGGCGCCACCAGTTTGCGCCAGCAAGCTCCAGGTTGAAATATTTTTTGAGCCATTGGTAAAATCTGTGTACTGTGTTGGTGTTAACACATACCAGCTGAGTCCATAGGTATAGCTAGTATAGGCATCCAATACATTTGGTTGTGGAATAATTTGTTGATTAAACGAAGCACTGATAATTTGCTGAGCTGGTTTAACAGTTGGTGCAGTATTGTCTTCACGTTCTGCACCGACCCCGGGACTGGTAGCGGGTGCGGCCACTAGGCTGGAATTTGCATTTGTATTTGATGCTGGAGTGCCTTGAGAATTTGTCAATGACAAGGTAGACGCTGTTGCGCCATCGGTGCTAACATAAGAAGAATTTACTGTGCCAGCAGCCGGAACAATTCGACCGTCAGCAGCTGTTTGAATTGTAACTGTAGTTGGTGGTGTAGCTGGATTTTGTATACCGGTGGTGCCGTCATCTTGGGCTACTTGGCCTGCACTGGCAGTTGGCACTGCAGCAGTTGTTTGTGCCGCCTGCAATAATTCTTGAGCATTGGTCAATTGGTTTGCAAGAACTGCAACTTGACTAGCAATTTGTTGCGCCAAGGCAGTGTTTCCAGCACCAATGGCAACATTTTGTTGTTGATTAAGCGACGAGATCTGTGCTTGTAAAGTAGCAATCTGTATTTGTAAAGATTGAATGTCTGCCATGTTAGAATCCTAGCACTGAGCGAAGAGTTGTAATTTTGGGTACATATATCTGTGTATCTGCTACAAAATCTAACGGGGGTTTGGTCAATGTGTTGGGATTACGCTGATAAAACACCCACCAAAGGCCGGCATTGTCATAAAGGTCAAATGCTAACAGGTCAGGACGATACTGATAGGTGGTATTAATTTTAAACAAGATATCATCAGTTTGTTTAGGGATAGGTCTATTGACCATTACATCTAGAAAAAATTGACTATAGCCAGTTTGAAAATACGGACTAGTTGGATCATAGTTGGCCATTACCAGAATCCTCCTTTGAGCAAGTTTCCATTAGCGTATTCCTTAAGACTGAACTGTTTGCTAACTTGTTGTCGACTTTGCACTGGCAATAATGTCAATTGAATTTCCATTTTAGTTGGTACATACGTTGGTCTATTTAGACCTAAGGTGGGCGGTGCAGCACTACCAGTTATGGCGCCCTTGGTCAAAAACGCCGCTGCCAATCTATTTACAGTACCAAAAATGCTGTTGGTTGCCACACTTTGCCGATCACGAATATTATTAAAATTAAGACCTGCATTGTTAGGACTTCCAGCACGAATATAGTCTACATCTGCCGGTAAATTATAATTAAAACTGCTAATTGCACAAGCATGCTCTCTAAATTGATAATCACCAAGGCCTGACAAATATACTAACGGTGGCGGAGTGCCGCGCTCGGCATCTTGTCCATAAAACATTTTGGTAGCTGAACGTAAAAAATGTATCACTGCCAACAAGTAGTTAGCATCGTTGGTATCCTGCGCTGTAAATATGGCTGTTAAATTAATTTCATTTACATAACTGTTTTGATACCAATATCCTCGATAGTTTGAGTGAGTTAAATCATACGGAGTATACTGAGCTCGGTACACGGTGTTTATAGCCGGAGTGTATGGAAATATAATGCCATCGGTGACTTGTAAGGGTTTGAGAATACCCGGATTAGGTGCGTTATATAGATATTTGGCCTGAGGGGCCAGGCGCAATCTTACACGCCAGTCGCCATTGTTGATCTGTTTGCGTTGATCAGCAATGGTTTTTTGAGCTTGGGCGCCTTTGATTAGCCCTTGGATATTTGCGTCAGCAGCAGCACTGTCGGCTGATGTACCGGTGCCGGTATTTCTCTCGGTTGTAACTGCACTGACCTCTTGTGGTACATTAGGATCTTCAGTTGGACTAGCAGCCTCACCATTGATATCGGTTATCGGTAAATCTTCGGCGGCTACAAAAGAGCCATCTGCTTGTTGAACAAATCCACCACCGGCTGTGGGATCGGTAGCCGGATCGACTGGAAGATCTTCGGCGGCCTGAAACACCCCAGGTGATGTTTCAACAAACCCACTGTCTGCTGCACTCACCGCGGTGTTGCTATTGACATCACCGTCTGTTACTATTGTTTCGCCTGGCGCCAAACTTGTTGCCGGATCAACCGATGTGGCGGCCCGACTTACTGTTGCAGATGTTGTTACCAGTGTTTGTCCTGGACTGGTGTTGGTAGTATTTGGTGTTAAAATTAACGAGGTTGCTGAATCTGTTTGCGTAACTGTGCCACCAGCAGCAATGGTAGCCGCAGTATTTTGTGTAGTAGCGGAAGCAACATTTTGATTTTGCCCAGTGGTATAGCTATCAAATTGCTCTTGGGTTATTTCAACATATTGTCCATCTATGAGTACTTGTGGCATTGATCAGTCCTGTTATCCATATATTTACCGCAAGAAAAAACGGCATATTTAATGATTAAAAGGTTGACAACTGTGGGTTTTATGCTACAATAAATACACTATTAGGAGGTTTATTCTTGGCCACACCCATCACAAAAACACCAGCAAAAACAAATTATCTCAATAATAGAGATATCTTAAAACAAATTCACCTAAGCAAAAATACCTACTGTAGTTACACAGATCCTGTAGCTGATCATCAGTACGATATTATTTTGCCCACCTTGTTAAAAATCAATCAACGCACTATTGCAGAAGCTCGTCGCAATCGTGCCGACAGATTCAAGCGCGAAGGTATTGTCATTGACCCTAAAAAGATTGCCAACACTGATTTAGTATTTAGAATTACCTGTTGGGAACACATACCCATGGCACCTAAAAAAATACCCAAAACTCAGGCTAAAAAGAAGAAAATCGAAGACATTTTTGAATTAGAATTAGAATCAGATGATCCCTTGGCCGACCTAATTGATATTCCTGTGTTGGATCCCAAGCATGTGCGTTTACCATTTCCGCCGTTTTACCACTATCGGTTAGATGAAAACAAAGTGCCATTTCAAGTGGGCAAAAGCCACTGGATTGGTGATTTCGCTCATGGTGAATTCAGCAAGGAACATGGAACAATGACCCGTACATTGGCTACAATGTTTATGAAGTTATGTGAACGCTATGCCACTCGATCAAACTGGCGGGGATATACCTACAACGAAGAAATGCGTGGACAGGCCTTGTTGCAATTAAGCCAGATTGGCCTACAGTTTGACGAAAGTAAATCACAGAATCCGTTTGCATATTATACCGCGGCAATCACTAACTCGTTTACTAGAATTTTAAATTTAGAAAAGAAAAATCAAAATATTCGCGATGACATGCTAGAGCAAGCCGGATTAAATCCGTCGTGGACCAGGCAAAACGCCGGCAAGAAGGATCCTAACTTTGGCGCGGTAGTTACCATCATTACTCCAGAGTAATAACTATGATTAATCGAATTATTCTTGTGGGGTGTTCACATAGTGCTAATTCTGGATTTACTGAACAAAACAGTCATAAACATTATCCTAATCTTTTAAAAAAACAGACTGGATGCGACGTTATTAATTTGTCAATCGGTGGTATGAGCAACCATGAAATTTTTTTAAGGGCGGTGGAGTACATTACAATAAGTGACATTAATGAACATGATGTTTTATTAGTGCAGTGGAGTTGTTTACATAGAATATGGGTGTATCAACAAGATAATAATGTTGACAACTTTACCCAAGTATTACCTCACCCAAGTGGACTCAATCCAGATTTAGCATGGCCGTTGTATAAGACCCATTCTGCTTATTATTGCAATGATTACATGGCACTAAAATTTTGGTTTGAATATATGATTTCTCTACAAGCAGTATGCAAATTAAAAAATATTAACTATGTATTTGTAAATGGGTCTAATAATTTAGTCGACAAATTGAATGTTTATCGTAATCAAACTATTACTTCATTAGAAAATATTAATCTTTGCGAAAATTTAAGGAAAATACTTGATTTTGATAATCGGGATGATTCGTACATATTACAGAAACTAAACATTCTTCTTGGTCTATATAACCAACTTGATTTTAATAATTGTTTAAAATTTGGAGCATTTTATTTTGGCCAAGCTGAATTGGATTTGTCAGATGATAACAGACATTTTGGAGAGCAGTGTAATCTACTTTGGGCCAATGAGATTCTACATCACCTAGATAGAAATTGCCAGTCTGATTGTAATTTATAATTTATTAATGTATAATTTAAAAATATGACAAATCTATTCAAAAAAACGGCTGTGATGACTGATATACACTTTGGTTTAAAGTCTAATAGCATTGTGCACCTGCGGGACTGCGAAGATTTTGTTGATTGGTTTATTGCCAAGGCCCGTGAAGAGAGATGTGAAACCGGCATGTTCCTAGGCGATTGGCATCACTCTAGAGCTGCAATTAACATGCAGACCTTGCATGTATCACTTAGGTGTTTAGAAAAACTATCTGCAGCGTTTGATCATTTTTATTTTATTCCCGGCAATCACGATCTATACTATCGTGACAAGCGCGATATTCACGGAGCGGAGTGGGCTCGGCATTTGCCCAATATTACCATTGTCAACGACTGGTTTAAACAAGACGATGTTATAATTGCACCTTGGCTGGTTGGTGACGATCATAAGAAACTAAAAAAAATGTCGTCAAAGTACATGTTTGGACATTTTGAATTGCCACATTTTAAAATGAATGCTATGGTAGAGATGCCGGACCATGGTGAAATCAAGGTAGAAAACTTTGGTGGGATTGACCGTGTGTTTAGTGGACATTTTCATTTGCGTCAGCAACGTAAAAATATTACCTATATTGGAAACTGTTTCCCACACAACTTTGCCGATGCCGGGGACGATAAACGAGGTATGATGGTACTAGAGTGGGACAAAGAACCAGTTTATTATGCATGGCCTGGGCAACCTCTATATCGTGTTATGAGGTTAAGTGAAGCAATTGACAACGGTGCTAACATTCTAAAACCCAATATGCATGTGCGTGTAGAGTTAGACATTGACATTAGCTATGAGGAAGCAACCTTTATTAAAGATAAATTTGTCAAGGATTATAACTTACGAGAAATGGCCTTAATTCCAGTTAAAAGCACAGCAGTAGACATGGACATGTCTCCCGGAGAAGTCAAATTTGAAAGTGTAGATCAAATTGTCACAGATCAGTTGACCAATATTGAAAGTGAATTTTACGATCCTAAATTACTATTGAAAATATATCAGAACCTATGAGTTGGCGATCAGTGCAATTAAGCAATGACTTGTGTGAGCAAGATCAATTAATAGTAAATTTGTGCAAAGAAAACTTGGTAAACTATGTTGGTACAGACGCTAAGTTTGCACAACTTTTACATTGTTACCCGTTGGCTACTAATTTAGTGTCAACAATCCAATTTAAAATTAAAAATCCTGATGCTAATACCAATTGATTTTGTAGCGGGCACTCATGGCCACTTTTTAGAAGTAGTATTAAATAATTTTTTTAACACTGCCGCACCAACTCTGGACCCCTTTAACTCACTTGGTGCAAGTCACAAAGTTAATTCTAAATATTTAAACTCGAGGATATTTGTGGCCCAACATTGGTTTGAAGATCCTAGTGATCGGTTGTCTCAATTTAATCGTGCAATTTCTATACAATTTGATCAGGACGATTTATTATTAGTATCGTCGGTGAGCTTATTACGAGCTGGTGATCAAGGACTTGATAACAATCAATTAGAAATTAATACTTATTCTAAACTTAGTAACGATTTTTATCAAGAGATGTTAGTAGAAATTTTAAATGCATACCCAAATGTTGATACCGGCAGCGGCTCGATTCCTAGAAACATTTTAAGAGAATTTTTTAAATTTGGGTTTTCAAATCCAAATATCAATGGCTATTGGAAAAAACAACAACAAATGCACTATACAATGCCGGTGTTTATATTTAAATTTAAAGCATTTTATAATTATAATTTGTTTGTTGATACTTTAAAAAAATTGCAAAATTTTATAGAAATACCTTTTAAATTCGATAGTAATCTCGAAATGCTACACAAAAAATTTCTAACTTTAATACCATATATTGGTCATAAGGTGCAGTGCGATAATATTATATCGGCTATCCAACGAGGTCAACCACAACGCATTCCTTCGTTGACACTGTTTCAAGAAAGTTATATTAATGGCCAGTTAGAAAATATTTACAAAAAAGAGATGCCATTTCATAACCTAACCTACTTTACATCTACAAAAGATGTGTTACAATATTTAGAAACTCGGGCACCTAATCTATGATCCATATAAAAAATCTAACCGTTAAAAACTTTATGAGTGTAGGTAACAGCACACAAGCGATTGGATTTGATCGTAAAGACCTTACGCTGGTTTTAGGTGAAAATTTAGACCTAGGTGGTGATGGAAGTCGCAATGGCACAGGCAAGACTACGATTATCAATGCTCTTAGCTATAGTCTATATGGACAAGCACTTAGTAATATCCGTAAGGATAACTTAGTCAACAAGACTAACAATAAAAATATGTTAGTCAGTTTGGATTTTAGTGTTGGTGATAAAGATTATCGAATTGAACGTGGTCGTAAACCTAACTTGTTAAGATTCTTTGTAAACAATCAAGAGCAAGAAATTACAGACGAGGCACAAGGTGACAGTAGAGAAACACAAGATGCTATTGAACATACGCTAGGACTTAGCCACGATATGTTTAAGCATATTATGGCGTTAAACACGTACACAGAACCTTTCTTAAGTTTAAAAGCCAACGATCAGCGAACTATTATTGAGCAGTTGCTTGGTATTACTTTGTTATCAGAACGTGCTGACAAGATTAAAGAACAAAATCGTGCTACTAAAGATGGAATTACTCAAGAAGAATTTCGTATTCGTGCGGTGCAGGAGGCTAACAAGCGTATTGAGGAACAAATCGACGCACTGAAACGCAGACAAGGCATGTGGACAACTAAACATGAAGAAGAGAAAACAAAATTTGAGACTGCGCTGGCAAGCCTCAAAGAGATCAACATTGAATCTGAAATTGAGGCGCATAAGGCGCACGAGGCTTGGGATCAGCGCAGGAAAGATATCAACGAACTATCGAGCGCAATTAGTCGGGCAAAACTTGATAAGGACCGAGAGACAAAGGCCGTGGTCAAGCTGGAGAAGGAAATTACTTCTCTCATCGATCATACATGCCATACATGCGGCCAGGCCTTTCACGATCAAAAGCACGAACAGGTACTGGCGGGTAAACAGGAAGATTTGGCAACAGCTAGAACAGCAAGCCAGGAACACACACAACTCTTATCAGAGTTGGAGACTGCCGTCGAAGCCTTGGGGACGCTAGGTAAGCCTCCCAAAACATTTTACGACAAAGAAGAGCAAGCAATTCAACATCGTGCTAATTTATCAAACTTAGAAATACAGTTGGTTACCAAGACAGCAGAAGTTGATCCGTATATTGAACAGATTGAGGACATGCAGAATCAGGCCTTGCAGGAGGTTAATTATGATACACTTAATGGACTTAGTCGTTTACAAGAACACCAAGAATTCTTACTCAAGCTACTCACCAGCAAAGACAGTTTTATCCGAAAAAAGATTATTGAACAAAACCTCAGCTATCTGAATGCTCGCCTAACACACTACTTGGATCGTATTGGCTTGCCACATACTGTAGTGTTTCAAAATGACCTGAGTGTTAGTATTGAAGAATTGGGTAGAGAGTTAGACTTTGATAACCTGAGTCGCGGTGAACGTAACAGACTAATTTTAAGTATGAGCTGGGCATTCCGAGATGTATTTGAGAGTTTATATCAACCAATTAATGTATTATTCATTGACGAAATGATTGACAACGGCCTAGATACACAGGGCGTTGAATCGGCATTGGCATTGTTAAAGCAAATGAGCCGTGAACGACACAAGAGTATTTGGCTAGTAAGTCATAGAGACGAGCTGGCTGGTCGTGTAGAAAATATCCTTAAGGTTGTTAAAGAAAACGGCTTTACAAGCTATAACACAGATAGTGAAATAGCATGATAGTAGATCTTGTTAACCGCGTTCCGGTTGCTTCGTGTAAAAGTTTATTTTTGTCTAAGTTGCATAACAAAAACCAGTTGCCGCAATATCAAGATTTTTGTACCATAATATCCAATAATTTAACCACAGCATTAGTCATTAACGACGGGTATTGCTCGTTAGCAGAACTAGATAAAAAAATTATTATAGCCAGTCAATCCGTTACACACTATTTTTATCTGGCTATAAACAAGTTTTACATTTATTCTGACATAGATCTAGATATTAGTCCTACACAAGATTATGACTCACTGTTAGTCGACCACTGTTATAATTTAATTAAGGATCAATTTGAATTAGTTAGTTCCTCTATTCGGTTAGATGATCACGGACAACTAGGTAATTTTGTCCATCCTGTAACTACAATGGTTTTAAAACGACATGACAAAACTTCAAATTAGAAGGTTAAAAAGCCATTACCTTAGCCGGTGGGCGGTTATGAGACACAATCAAAAAAATCAAAAGAAAATTTTGGTTCTAGAGGATCAGTTTGTATTAAGGAATTTAATACCTGGATCAACTTTATGTTATAACTGCTTGGGAGAAATATATCAAGGTATGATTGATTTATCTCCCAGAGACAAATATGACAATTTGGTGTTAATTAATAATATCGAATTTATTAATTTAACCGTTGATCAAACCAATGTATGGATAGAAAATCTCGCCAATCAATTTTTGAAACCAGGCGGAAAAATTATTGTAAGTTTAGAACATAAATTTATAATTTATAACCGTGTAGAGATATCAGTTAACACATTAATTTCAACTTGGTTTACAAATTCAAACAGATTGAAGTTAACAAAATTTTTAAATTTATTAGGTAAAACAAACCCAGGATATGGTGATTATTTTTTTTGTATAGATTATGTTTAATATAATAATTCTGTATTGGGAGCCCGGTAGTGGGGGAGATTTTATTCAAAGTTTGTTGCTGTCCGACAATCAGTATCGTGGTGTTGTAACCAATTTTAATTTTACCGACTCAGGAAGAATTAGTCCTACCTTAGATTTATCATTTAAAGAGTTGTTTGAATCAAACTTGTGGTATTTTAAAGAATGGTCTCATGAAGATTGTTGTACATTGGCTGATATTATCAAGGCAGAAAACATTACTCAATTTGTGATTCCGACCCATAGAGTTGATCAAATTTCTGTTTTACAAAAATATTTTTCTAACAGTGTTTCAGTTGGAATAACATATCCAGAAAATATGTTTCCTATAGTTTTAAAAAATTGGTGTAAAAAAGTTGCGCAGACCGATTCGTATCTTGGTAAAATTTATAATCAACCTGTTCATCAATATTTAAAAAATAATAACGTCTTCGGAGAATTTGTGTTAAAAGAACAACTTAGATTTGGGACTAGACTTCGCACTTCAGTAGAAGATGTATTTGATGTTGCTATTTCTTTGGAGAAATTATATCTTGCCGATCTGTCTGATATCCATTTGTTAATTAGTGATCAGTCAACAGTATATGATAATGTACATAGATGGTTATCGGCCCAGGGAGAGATTCAACAATATTGTTTTACAGTACATACAAATTTAAAAGACGCAATAGGGTATAATTCTAAAGCAGTTATCGCTGGTAAGTCAAACATCAAGTTGGATAGTTTTGACAATATATTAATAAAAGAATATTTTTTAAAAAATACCTTAATTAAAAATGTGCCAATTTTTAAAACTTTAAAACAGGCAGACACTTTTTTAACAAGCGAGCTTGCGGTATGATAACTACTAGTCCATGGTATGGCTTTACGAAAACAAACAAATCGATGTTTTGCCCGAAGAGTGCGTTGGTTTTGTATATTTGATTACAAATAACTTAACCGGTAGGAAATACATTGGAAAAAAATTAGCAAAATTTAGTAAGACAACATATAAAACAATAAAACTTAAAAACGGCAACAAAAAACGCAAGAAAATCAGAAGCAAAATCGATTCAGACTGGCAACTATACTACGGATCAAGTCCGGAATTAACAAAAGACATAGAACAACTAGGACCAGGCAACTTTACTCGCGAAATATTATACTACTGTAGGTCTAAATCCGAATGTAGTTACATAGAAGCTCGCGAACAATTCTCAAGACGTGTATTAGAAACAGATGATTACTACAACGGGCACATACAAGTACGTGTACATGGTAGTCATATAATTAAAAGAAAAAATGATAATGAGTAAAGTAATTTTTGCTGGATGTTCGTTTACTGCCGGAAGTGGGTGGGACGAACTCGGGGTTGTTGAACAATGTAAAAATTCTCCAAATTTATGGGTCAATTTGTGTTGTGATCAAATTGATCAGTTAAAAAATTTAGAACTTGTAAATTTAGGAAAGGGCGGTGCATCTAATTCAGAAATATTTACAATTGTAACACGAGCAATTGCAGAGTCTCGGTTTGATATTAGTATGCTTTTTTGTCAATGGACCGGCATGCCAAGATATAATTTTAGTGTTGGATTTGAACTTTGGCCTACTACTGAACAACTATCACCAACTGCCCGATCTAAATTTGATGTCAATTTAAATCGTGGGGATAAGTGGACTAGAAAATATTTAGATGATTTATTAGACAGATTATTAGTATTGCATCATCTGCATCACGAAATTGTCAAGGTTGTAGAATATTCTAATATTTTACAAAAATTGGCTAAAGAATTTAATATTAAATTATTTTTTATTAACGGACTATGCCCGTGGGACCAAGATTACTTTGTTAGATTACCCGGAGCCATGCCAGAACAATTTACATCATTTACTAAAAAAGAAATACTGAATATTGAATCACGCAACGACGAAGACATTTTTAAACTTTATAACATAATGCATGCCGACTATGAGTTAGCCGGCGGTATTGATGCTACTAATTGGATCAATTTATATGATTCATTCCTTAAAAATAAAACAGATTTAAATTTTGATAAGATGCATCCAGGCACCCAAAGCAACCAGCATTACTTCCATCAAGTAAAAACATTTTTAGAAAATCAACAGTAAGGCATTAATCCGCTATGTTTGGTCTAGGTAGCTAGACTTGCAAGGAGGAACGGTGAAATACCCGGTCCGGATAATCTTGTGTGCGAAAGGCAATTGCTAACTTAAGGCAACAAATGGTTTGGGCTCCGTTGAAAAAGATACGACTCATGCTTATAGGACTTGGATTTATTGTCGGGTCACTAGGGTTCCGTTGATTTGTGAAGCTAGAGTAAGGGGTACCGGTCAACCGCCTCTGCGTAGAAATACAATCTCTTTATAATAAATGACTGCTGTCACTCGGATAATGTGTCAAGGTCAATTCACCGTAACGGTGAATTGTGACCACATAATCTGGATAATGCGTAAGAAAAACAATCATGTCTGAGTGTAACGAAAGACATAGATTAGCGTAGCTAATCTTTTATTACCGCTAACAAAATCTTACAAAACTAAACAAAGCAAAATCTTTTTGTACATACGCTAAGAAAATCATACAAATGTCTAGTTTTACAAACTTTTCCATCTAGAACGTATCGGGCCAATCTCTAAACAAGGCATGTTGTATATCTCCACTAACAAACTGATTGAAACTTTTGTGTTTGACTTCTAGTTCTCCTTCTAACGGAGCAACCCTCTTAAAGGCACTGTCCATCTGCGCCATGTCTTTAAATTCCATTAGAATCATCCATTCGGGCATGTCGGCGATACTACGGAAGCCCATCTTACAACGAGTAATTCTGTAGGTTTCCATTTTGCCCTCACTAATTAACTGTTCAAAGAAACTTTTCATGCCGTTGACCCAATCTAAGTCCGAAATGTCGCCTTCTTTGTTTGCCCATATAGTGTAGAGATCCATTATTTTATCCTTGAGTAATAATATACATATATAATTATATGAAAATAAAGTTTGATCATAATTTTGGCCAACAAGAGCAAGGCGAGTTTTTTCATTTCCGTTGCGAGCTCATTGATGTTGAATTGATAGAACACAATGCAGCTTTAGAAATGGGTTTTTTACAAACCATACGAAATAATCAAATACGCTGGTATCAAAGTCGTAGCACAAGAGTAGCAGTTGCTAACACCAATTACACTATATTGGATACTGCTTGCGAATTAGTAAATCCTACTGCTAGTCAGTTTACAGAAATGGATCATATCTATACTAGCTATTGCTATTATAAAAAATTTAAAAAATATTTTGAAGTAGGGCAACGTCTAAGCGGTGATCGTTTTATTGCCTACTACCATGATGACATTTTTGTAGCATGGGCCAAACTGCGCCATTATTCACCACAGGCTATTGAAACGTGTTTGTTTGTATGGGATTATAGTTTACCGGCCTCTCGCCTAGGGTCACGTAGTCTAGAACATGAAATTGCTTGGGCTAAACAACAAGAGTACGAGTATGTTTATTTAGGCCCAGGATACGAAAAAAGTTCAATTTACAAGGCAGAGATACAGGGCTTTGAGTGGTGGAACGGTGATGTTTGGTCCCAAGATGTAGATCAATATGTTTGGCTGTGCAAACGTGATAGTAAAATTAAGTTGCCCGCGGATCTTTACGGTGTTTGAACAAAGCCTGTAAGTAATCTTCGGGCCAAGTATCATAAAAGCCCTGCTTGGCAACAAGTTGGGCTTTTTCATTTAGGTCCGTTAGGCTCTGTACAAGTGCCAGTGCATACGTGCCTTGATTCATGCTAACACCGTTAACAATTTCTTGATCCCCAGGATGATCCTCTAAAGCCAGCAAATCGTTTTGTAGCAATGCTTCTTCGTTAGCAGCTTTAATGTCGCTAGTAAATTGTGAATAAAAGAATTCGTCGGGATTGTATGCAAGTATTAACACACTTTTGCCACTTAGTCCGTCTCTGGCAACATTAAGAAGGTCAAAGTAGGGATTAACTCCTACCCTAACTGTAAAGTCCTGATCTAGCCTGGCCTTGCGAGCATACGGACAAGGGGGCCAACCGCCTAGGGCAGGATGGGGGACTTCCACAAAAGTCTCTATCCAGAGTCCTATGTGATATTTTACGGTATCTAGGTCTAACATATTTTCAGAAAAACGGGAGGCCCGACTTTTTAGTGGTCTCTAAATTGTCTTTGATTAGGTCATTCAATGATTTACGCTCGGCTGTGCTAAGGTGCAAGGCCTGGGCATAGCTAACGCCACCTCGCATGTACCAAGACATTTTTAACGCCTCTTGCCTGATTGTATCTGTTTCTTTTTCCATCTGCTCGATCATTTCTGTAATCTGATCAGAGCTTGAGATCAGGAGGCGGATTCGAAAAAACTGGACATATCCAGAGTAATCAACTGCTCATACTTGTGATGGCAGTCAGGGCAGTTAAGTTTAAGTGGTTGCATTTCGCTTTTGGCTTTGAGCTCAATAATTTTATCGCGTATGCGATTAAACAAGTTGCGGTCACAGTTTTTCAAAAATTCAGTGATGTATTCGGGCTCACTGACCAAGGCAGTGGGAGTTTTAATAGCGCCAATGCTCTGGGCTAGTGAATGCACAGTAAGTTCTGTTACTTTTTTTAACGCAGCGCCCAATGCTGTCATTTTGTCAGATTCAGGAAGATCAGCTTCGCCTAGAGTTTGCAAAAGTTTTTGTTGCTCAAATTGTACCTGATTGTTGTCATTGAGATTTTTATAAGTCATGGGCCGTAAAAAGATTTCCATATCCCCGGCCGGTATGCATTGACTGTAATCGGGTTTTTGAATTTGATCCAACACATGTCGTAGATCACATGTAAGTTCTGTAGTGTTCTGACAGGCCGGGCAAGTAGATGCCAGTTCCATTTCGTGCCCGTAGCTGGCGATTCTAATACCAATTAACACAGTATCTAGGTCCGTAGACGGGATTTCCCATGCATTTTTTATATTAGGCACACAACTTTGTATAACATTAATGGTTGCACTACCGTTATATAACGCATCTGGAGTTCGATATGTTATTTCATCGATAGCAGTCATGGGCAATACCGGTAACTCTTGGTTAGCGGGCATGTCTAAAGCACCCACAGGATAGTGTTGTCCTTGGCTGGGAAGTTTGATATAGATACCGGGTTGTCTAAAATACTGACTTAAAGGATTGGTCATTTTTTCACCATAAATAGATAGTACACTACTTATCGGCGCATAAAACATGGCTTTAGAAAACGAAGAAGAACTACAACGAGCAATGGCAGAGCTAACCAGGTCTATGCAAGGACTTGGTACTGATACCGCTGTTGCCGACAATGAATTAACCAAATTTTCTAAATCAGTATCATCTGTAGGATCCGC